TAGCGTTACCAGAAGATGCCTGGTTATATAGGTTGTTGTAGTTGTTCCCGAAGCCAGCGGCACCTGCTGCAAGGTTGCTACCGTAGCCGAAACCGGTGTTTCCGAAGTTCTTTTGGTTGTTTAAGGCGGCAACCTGGTCTGGGCTTAAACCGGCGTAGGTTGGATTACCCGCGCCACTGTACGTACCCATATTTAATGCATTGTCGAGACCTGCTGCGCCACCACTATACATATCCGTAATAAAAGGACGTGCGTCATTGTATGGACGCATCTGCATATCTGTTGCGTACTTGCTTGCACCCGCCTGTTTCTTGGCGGCACTATTACCAAAGTATCCCCCAATAAGGGAACCGCCGATTGTTGCTGCTGCTATCCATGCCATTGAATCTTCTCCAGTTCTTTGTAGAACATCTTCATGTCCGGCTCTTCCATACCTAAGGCGGTGTAGGTCTCTGAAATGACCTCATCCTCGATATCCTCGAGAGCTTCTTCTTGTGTGTGTTTTGTTAGATGTATTGTGGTTAGGATAGAATCCTCTAAGGCATGAAACGCCCTCTTGGCACCTAGAGGCGACAAAAACGTGTGAGGTGCTTCCATGATCTCTTTACCGAACTCAGACACCACTGCGACCTTCCCTTTCAAGAGAAAAGCCAAGTGAGCATGTCTGTGTAACTTACCAACGATAGTTACGCCTTTCGGCATCGTAAGTTCTCTGGCGTATGTGCCGCAGCCATATTCTTCTATGGGTGGAGCAAAATGGTGTACGACAGGACATTGGTCCATGGCGTCAACAAAGTCACCAGACGCAATACCCTCAACGATACTAGCTTCTAAGGCTGAGACCGCCGCTCTCATCTTTATGTCAGTCATGTACTTTTAAACTAGGACCCAGGTAGTGCCATTATAGATATAAAGGCCATCCCCGGAACCTGGGTTCCAAGGGGATACAGCATACCTGACCATGCCCTTTACTGGCTGTTCTGGGGGATCTTCGGTCACCTGGATGGCTGCTTGACTTAGAGACCTAACGGAACTCTCGATCCGTTGTAGCTCATCCTGGATGTATCTTTTGATACCCTCATCTAACACTGGGTACTGGGTTCTGACGTAAGGCTGAACAAGTAGGTTGGTCTTATCACTTAAGGCCATTATCTTGCTCCTGTCGGTGTGATCTCCAAGTCAAACCCTGAGATCTCGAAGTCCTTGTTGTCGTTAAGTGTCACGCGATAGCTTAGGTAACGACCGGCTGCCCGGCTGTCGATCTTATGGTCTGCCGCTATATCGAAGACTGCCAGGTTAGAGTAGTTAGGGGTCGCGTTAGGTAAGTCAGACGCACCAAACTCAAAGTTCAATGTGGTGTCTGCCGTGTTAACTGTGTAGGCCTGAGGATAGATCCTGGTCACTACAGTATACTGACGCACCGCTGATCCGGCTTCATCTAAGTCTAGCCCGGTTCTCTCCAGGTACACAGGCTTGGTAGCCTCAGTATCCAGCTGGAAAGCTATCTGCCCTGCATCCGACAAATCAATACCGTAGAGCTTATCTGAGGTAATACCGTCAGCTGTTAAGGTCTCACCGACCATAAGGGTATGCCTGGCGAAGCTATCTTGCTGCTGGTAGTAAGTACCACCAGTGAGGGCATATGTTCCAGTACTGGTGTTATAGGTTGATACAGAGTTGACGTTAGCAATTGTGCCTGAACTTGTGTTTGGCAAGTCCATGAAAGACCATGTGTTGTTACGGTAGTTGTAGACGGCTGCCCGGTTGCATCTTTCAGCGTTAGGAAAGTTAACGAATTGATCACCGGACTGGTAACAAAAGTAGATTTCGTTCAATGTTGGGTTATGCTGAACATAGCAAACATCGGACGCTTGGTTGTTTAAGGTTGAGAACACAAAGTTCTTTACCCGCTCATCACAGATACTTTGTTTAGATGTCCCATCGTGCATGTAGATATCGAAGGCATCGAAGACGTAATGTTTACCTTCGACCTCAACAACACAGTTCTGGTTGATGATGCCAACATCTGTGAATAGCTTGCGGAAGTTAAAGATAAACGTGCCGCCAACGTATTCCATCAGCCAAACCTGGTCATTGGAATAGATTACAAAGTTAGATCCTAAGGTTTCACCATCGATGATCTCAGTCTTGGTCTGCACCAGGTCATTGAAACCAGCGGAGACTGTAGGGTCGGTGTCATCCCAAGATCCTGGGTATTGGTTTGCTAAGGTTAGGTCCGACCACCTCACCCGGGAAGGAAATGCGTTGGCACCCTCACTCATGTTGAGGCCAATCAGAAAGTCACCGAATGACCTCAGTGAACTACAACGCCATGAGGCATCCCAGTTGGGTAGGTCAGCAAAGTTAGTCCCGGACGGCCCCCGATACACTGGTACGCGGTCTGGACGGTTAACGTAGGAGACGTCAGCAAGAGAAGTGCCTGTGTAAGGCCGTGGGTCTGATGAGCCTGTGATGGAACCACTTCTGTTGGTGACACTGCCAGCCCCATATTCATAGATGGCCCATGCATCCGACACCATCAATACCGTGTCGAAACCATTTGCTGGCACGATGCCATAGGTAAATCGTGGAGAGAAACCTAGGGTGTCTTTGATGTTACGAAAGATAGGCGCACGTAGAACCTTGCCTTCATCGAAACGCACGTTGAAACCATGGTTAAATGCGTTGATGGGGATGTTGTAGCTACTGACGTCACTGATGACACCTGCGCTGCCTAGGTCACGGATAGGGAGTATAGCCATGTAAGGTTCTCCCTTTTCTAATCTGTGAGACTGCTGTAAGCCGGTATTGCTTGGTGTGTAGACACAAGCCACTGATGGACTTCAGCCAACTGAGGGTTGCCCTCGTAATTCATGACAGTCCAGTGAGGCTCGTTCTGACCTTCGTGGGTCTTGTTGACCTCGAAGAGAGCCACCGTGTCATCGACATCCATAACCTGAGTGACTGCGGTAATATCAATAGCCATTAGTTTGTCCTCGCAATGCCTTGGAGAGCCGCCTGACCGTAGGTGTAGCCTGTGCTGCTGCCACTGTAGTAACCGCCGATTGTCACTGTGTTATTGCCATCATATGAGCAGTAGATACGAAACTGCTTAGAGCCGTACTGAGGGGCTGTAGCAGAAGCCGCTGAACCAAATGTGCAAGCGATGATGACAGTATCGTAGCCGCCGTAAGACCAGCCTGAAGGCCAGCCGCTAGTAGCCCTAGAGCATACAACGAAGGTATCTCCAGCAGATAGAGTTCCGAGGTAGGTTGAGACACTGAAGCTGGCTGATACTGGGTTAGACCATGCAGTCTTAACTGGGCTTGTGCCGCCGCTGTAATAGGTGGTGTATACGTTGGCTACATCGCCTGAGTAGTAAAACCCAAGTCGCCTGAGTGATGTTCCGGCAGGGTAGTTTGGTAACGACATACCAGATATGCCAGTGCCGTAGTTTGAATAGGAGATGCCTCTGGTTACTAGCCCTGCGCCATCACCATATTCACTGATACTGATTGGATGACTGCCTCCAAACTCTGATTGTAAGTCGGAGAACTTGAGTGGCCCTGATTTTGCGATACCCATGACTAGATACCTGAGAAGGCTGTGATGTCATCTTCTACGTCCAGCGCACCCGCTGCTGTAATCCGTAGCTTCACATCGCCAGCGTAGGCAAACGACAAGTTATTGGAGCCGTCAATGGAGATAGTCCAATTGCCGAAGGCTATGGATTGACCATTGGTGTCTAGTTGACCACCGAGTTGTGGGGTCGTATCGTTCACCAGCGCGGTAGAGATACCACCGATCTGGGACTGGATGTTACCAGTGATACCTGAGAGGTGGTTGATCTCTGTGGTTGTCGCTGTGACACCATCGAGGATGTTTAGTTCAGCTGTTGTAGATGTTACACCATCTAAGATATTCAGTTCCGCTGTAGAGCTAGTGATGCCATCGAGGACGTTAAGCTCTGCCTGGGTGGCTGTAATAGCACCGGTTATGCTTGGAAACGTGGTTTTGATGGTAGACTTAATTAGACGCATGTGGTCGTCAGCCTGGGCCAGACCATCGGTTGCGACAGGATTAGTGACAACTAAGCCATTAATGTAGGTGGCGGTTTCTAAGGCCATGACGGTTCCTTTGGTTTTCTGGAGATAACCCCTGCAAGTGAAAGACGGACAACAACAACAACAACAAAACCTTTAGTCCTTGTTTTTGAAATTGATGTTATTCATATGCCCATGGGGGCCTGAAAGCCCTGGTATGGGACCCTAATCGCCTGGTCACCCTGGTAAGCTACTGATATCGTTAGATACTGGTGTAATCTGATAAGGTATCAGATGACAAAACGATGCATGGTCAGACGTCAGACATTAGGCATTAGTTGCCCTTCTGAAATTTAAGCGGATGGGGGTCGTTTCTTTAAAGAACAAATCGGGACGTGTAACCTAAGTCAACTAAAGCCAACCTAAGCCAACCAATGATTGACCAATGATTGACCAATGTCTGACCAATGATTGACCAGTGTTGACCAGTGTTAACTGGCATCAGCTTTAGCTGACTTAAGTTGACTTAAGTTGGGCTATGTTATCTGAGGTATACACAAGTAATACCCGGGGATATTCCGTAGCTCCTTAGGGTGGACTAATTAACTCTACTAATTAACCCTATTAATTAACCCTAAAGATGATGCTTGCTTCATCGACTTAAGTAACTATACATATACCACGGTTATCAGGGGTTGCACTCCAAGACACCTTGATGTGTCGCTATGCTGGAGGCACCCCTGGTAATCACCCTTAGTCCTGAGATCTACGACCACCTGACACGTCATACAACGGCCTGTTCCTATACTCAGGTGGAAGCTTTGCTTTGATGGCCTCGATGGCACATGGCGCACATGTGTAGACACCCGCGACATAATAGTATGCATCGTTGACCTGGCACGTATCACACTTACTGGATTCAGTCATACTTCGCATGGCTGGTCCTCAGTGTTGATCGTAGTTGTTGGTCTTGTCTGAACTTATAGACATCAGCCCAGTGAGGTTGACCCCGGGCTGACTTGGTAGGTTTGATCTCACGTCCCCATGGGTCTTTCTCAGGGATCTCAAGCAGAGCAAGTGAATCCAGGATGTCCTGGTACGTTGGCACCCCACTCATGACGCAATATCCACGATCTCACATGCACCACTGGTACATGCTAAGGTCTGGCTGCCGCTGGTGTGATCTTCCTTCTCGTATAGAGACAAAGCTGACCAATCAATAGAGACAGGCATCTTCTGCTTCATTTCCTCATACTCAACAGCACTACACTCCTGATAAGGAGCTTGAGCATAGGTATGATCTGAGTGAGGCAAGAAGCTGATACCAGAACAAAGGTCGAAGTTCTTATAAACCCATGAACCCACTTCCATCCACTCATAATCTCTTACTGTGACAGTTACTGAGGGCTTATGTTCGCACCATACTTCAGCGTAGGTTTTCCATAGTTCCAGCTGTTCAATAGCCGTCATAGCATTCCGTGTTGTTGCACTCGCTGGTGATTTAGTTGGAAAGCTAAACACTGTCGTTGCGTCAGGCTTCATCACATCAGGTTCAGATGGTATTCCTACATCCTTTAGGAATTGTGTCAGAGGGTCTTTATTGTCACCCCGGACTGTTCTAATGTAATAGTCTGAATGCCGTGCATGGATACCACTGGCACTATCAACTAACTGACTAACTGTACCACTAGGTTTAACACACGTGATAGCAGCAGACGCCTCGATACCAAAACGACCCGAATAGTCTTCATTTACATCAATGGCTACCTGCTTCATCTCAGCAAGCCACTTAGGACTGTCTATGTTCTTACCAAGAACAGGATGATCCATGATGCCTGTCAGGGACACACCAAGCAGTCGTTCTTCTGATGTGTTCTTAGTCCAGATAGGTCTGAGGTATGGCATTTTAGTGAAGGTTGATTGAATTGTACCAAGTATAGTTGCCAGTCTGACTTTACGTTTTAGTGACTTTAGGTCGTCTGTTTCTCGAACCACAACTTCCGTCAGATTACAGAACTGGTTGCTTCTCAAGATGATCTCACTGCAAGGGTTAGTTCCCCATGCATATCCTGTCTCGCGTCTACCGTTCTTAGCTACATGGGCTTCGGCTGCTACACGGCTGAAGATGCCACGCTCACCGGACTTGGATTCGACCAAGGCAAGCCACTCACGCAAGAAGGTCTCACTGTCAGGCTTCTCTGTGTAACAAGCTGAGTTATTAGCTAAGGCTCGTTGTGGTTCGTTCTCCCACCAACTTCCTGACTTAGCATGTGACATACGTGTGTCGCTAAGGTTAGACAGGCTGATCATGGCTGATCGTCTGACACCACCGACAACCACGACTTCACCAATCTTACACATGATGTCATGGCACTCGATGCTGTTGAGCTTTCGCCCCAATGCACCTTTGAACTTGGCTACAACGAAATTAAACAGGTCGTTCAATGGCTCTGGTCCACTGGCTCTGCCACCAAATGTCTTGAGGCGGCTACCAGCAGGTCTGATCTTGTCTAAGTCCCACTTAGGTATGTCACCAGTATAGAGGAGACTGATGAGCTTCCTGAGAGCTTTAGCCCAGCCTTCTTTGCTGTCTTGTACGACAATGACATCCTCAGACTGACCAATGGTGTTTGGTATCTCAGGTAACTGACTGATCGCCTGACGCTCTACTGAGAAGCCTACACCAGTACCACAAAGCAAGATGAACATGGCTTCATCAAAAGCCCTTGGGTGATCGACAGCAACATATGAACAGTTATAGATGCAGGTGTTGTCACGATCTGCTGCTACACCTGCTGTCATCAAAGCCCTCATCGAAGGCATTACTTCTAAGCCTAGGATCGCCTGTTCGAGTTCTTTCCATTCATTATCTTTGATAGCGTTTGGGATCTGGTATTGTAAATAATCTATGTAACGATGAACAGTCTCATCCCATGTTTCGCGGCGGCCCTTCTCCTCAATCCACCTAGCATAACGTGATGTTGCAATGAATGTTTGGTAGTCGGTAGGTAGATAATTACTGATCACTTGGGTTTCTCCCGGAAAGTTGGTTCAAGCGCATCTCGCAGTAACGAATGGCTTTGTTGATATCGTTGATTTCGGATTGGATAGGATCTTGCCCGGGATACAATTTAGTACCCGCCCGGGCCACGTACTTGATGACGTTGCCAGCCCAAAAAGAAAGCCTGTTGGACATAATGAAATCCACAGGCTGATTGGTATGTTGGGTGTAATGTAATGGGGTCTTGATGAGGTCTGGCTCTTTAACCATGTCCTGGATCTCATTGACCTTGTCTTTCATCCATTGCTCATGCCGCTTCATGACTTTTGGTCTCCCCAGTAAATAGGATTGGCTTAAAGTCCTGGGCGTCCCAGTCAGTCCACCTAAGGATCCTGGCAAGCCTTGCCTGGACCAGGGCGTCTTCACGTGTCTGCCCGGCTTTGATGTAGGCCTGTTCGACCAAAGACCACACTGGACGGCTGCCTAAGAGCTTCTCAGCTGTCTTAGGCCCATAACCTTTGAGGCCTGGGTAACCGTCAGTCGTGTCGCCGGTCAGCGTTTGCATCAGGAAGTTGTAGTCAGCTTCAGCCTCAGTGATGGTCATAAGCTCATCGGACATAGGCCGGTATAGTCTGCCCGGGACTGTCTTTAGGTCCTTGTCATCACTGACCATGATTGCCTGGTCCTGGTTAGGCGGCATCGTAGCGAAGATGCCCAGGACGTCATCAGCCTCGAGACCAGGCAGCGTGATGCAATCATACTTACCCCTGGCCCACTCAACCATGGCAGGGTATCCCAGGGGCTTCCTGGTCTTCTTCCTGTTGGATTTATAGTTGGGGTAGACGGTCTTTCGGAAGTTCACTTGATCTGAGATACACAAAGTGACCTTATGGCTGTTCAGACGCTCTTCAATAAACGCCAAACGGTCTTGGAACATGGCCTTAGCTTCTTTGAGGTCTGTAGTTAACGACCATACATCGTCACCCCAGTCTGTTTCCTCTTCAGCTGCGCTACATGCTTGGTAAAGTAAGATATCCGCATCAACCAAAATCATGTTCAATCTCCGACATAAAAGCTGCACCCTGGTCGTTGACCATCCAGGTGTTACCCCAGACGCCTAAGACGATCTCAGTTGTGATAAGGCCCTCAGTGGCACATATAGCGACCACCTCTGCGTTATCCCTTGCGAACTTAGATTTACATTTGAAGCCCTTGTGCCAGGCTTCCCTGCACACTTGGTACATCTTCATTAGGCCCTCTTCGGCACTACCGTCAGAGCCAGGATCAGTGGGTATTTGCCCAAGTTGTCCCGATGGTTGCATCGGCGGCGACTGGGATGCGGAATCCAAAGCTTTCTCCAGCTTTTTCCGCGCTTCTTCTAGCGATATTACAGACATCCTGTTCGCTTCCTTTCTTGACTGAGATTTGGAGTTCGTCATGTACCCAAGCGATGATCTGTGCATCGATGCCCTGGGCTTTGATTTCTTGATCAACCAGGCACAACCATTTCTTGCAGATCAGGCCACCTGCACTTTGCAGCAGGGTATTGAGGGCAGCATGTGCGCTTCGCACCTTAACCTGGCGACCATCGAGGCCTTTGATAAACCCACGCTTTGAGGCTTGCTCTACAGCCTTCTTTAAGGTCCTAAAGGCAGGTATTGCTTCCATGAAACGCTCTTTTAGGAGCTTTCCTTCTTTGGCACCTTTGTCGATGATGGATCCGATCTTGGCGTCTCCGGCTCCGTACAACAGTGCGAAAATGAAGGTTTTCGATTGATCTCTCGTGTCGAGACCTGCCGCCTTCTGGTTTGCTGTATGGATGTCGCCATCCAGGATTTCTTTCGCATATGCACCTCCATCATCAAGAAAATGGGCTAGGCATCTCAATTCGAGACTCGAAAGATCCGTACCAACCAGGGAATACCCAGGGTCAACCGTGAATAACTCACGGCACTGCTGACCCCATGGCAACCTGGTTGCAGGGACCTGGGCTAAATTTGGAAATCGATGAGATGCACGGCCTGTCACAGTACCGTTAGAAACAATTGAGTGCCGCAGCTTACCGTCAGCATCCACTCTTTTGAGCCAGGCCTGACCACCTTCCGCTAATTGACCTAGGCGTTTGGTCAACAGGAATAGCTGAGAGAGCTTTTGCGCCTCAGGGTAATGAAGCTCACCCAGGACCACGTCATCGATGATAGCGTGACCTG